ATCCTACTGGCACACCAGGCAATCCGCAAGGACCAACTATTGACAGCACCTATATTAATGCTAGTCAGACTGGAGTCAATGCCGACGAAGCATCGGTATCTCCACGGTCCGACGGATGGACCATGGGCTACCTAACTGGCGACGGTATTGCACCCAATGGGTTGCCTGTTACTCCGGGCGTGTCATTTCCGATCAATCCGCAAGACGGACAGTATGCGTTGCGACTAGACTACTTTCCAAATCGATTGTTTCGATACAATGGGCGTACTTGGGTCAAGATTGAAGAGAATGTTAGAACTAATCTAACTAACGGTCCACAGAACAATACTTTACGCAGTACGTTTGTTAACAATACATATACTACATCCACTACGGATCAGGGTAATATACCAAGTCGTCAGAGTCTGAGTGAGATTTTGAAACCTCAAGCTGACAACGGTAATCAAGGCGGCAACAAACCGGCTAACCCTTATCCCGGTACACAACCTGGACAAAGATCGAGTTAAAATATGCAACAATTTTTTTATGATGCTCAAATACGTCGTTTTCTCTTGCAGTTTACTAGAATGTTTAGTAACTTTCAAGTTGAATACGGACGTACCAATTCTAACGAAGCTGCGCTGATACGGGTGCCAGTTCGCTATGGTGACTGGACACGACTGGCTCAAACAGTGTTGCAAGAAAACTCATCAAGTGCATTGCCTTCGACTCCTTTGATGACTTTTTACATTACCGGTATGAACTATGCACGTGAGCGACTACAGGATCCTTATTTTGTCAGCAACCAGCAGGTGCGTCAACGATTTTATGATACTCAATCCGAAAGTTATGAAACCACACAAGGTAATGCATTCACAATCGAACGCTTGATGCCAGTGCCTTACAAAATGTCCTTGAGCTTGGACATTTGGACATCAAACACCAATCAAAAATTGCAGATATTTGAGCAAATTTCTACGTTGTTCAATCCCAGTCTGGAAATTCAAAGCACCGACAACTATTTGGATTGGACCAGCCTAAGCGTTGTGGATTTAGATGATACTATATGGTCTAGTCGTACAATACCGCAAGGAACAGAAAATCCCATAGATATCATGACTATGAAATTTTCAATTCCAATTTGGATATCTAGTCCAGCCAAGGTCAAAAAGTTGGGTGTGATTGAAAAAATCATTGCCTCTGCATTCGATGATCAAGGAGATGCGGTAGAAGCCATTCAGAACAGTGATCTGTTATTAGGCACAAGGCAAAAATTTACTCCATACATGTACCAAGTTTTGTTAATTGGTAATAAATTACAAATTTTAAAACTCAGTGCTGTAGTTGACGAACCCAACTCATCTCCTGTGTTGCCAGATTCGCCACCCAGCAACGAGTACTGGCCCACAGTGATGAACCTGTATGGAAATTTTAGACCCGGTATTACACAGATACGACTGACCAATCCCTGGGACGAAACCGCCGACATTATTGGAACAGTAAGTTATGATCCAACTGATCAGAGATTCCTGTTGTTTGATGTCGACACTGACACTGTTCCACAGAATACATTGCCGGCAATAGATGCTGTGATTGATCCACTACTAAGTGGTCCTGGAGCCGGACTACCTGTTTCTGCAATTGGGCAACGATATCTTATTCTAAACAGTATCGGTAATGCTGATAATACAACACCATCTGTAGCGTGGGGTGCTGTAGTGGCTCAAGCCAATGACATTATTGAATACGACGGGCAAGATTGGTTAGTTGCATTTGACAGCACCACAGGAACTAATATACAATACACTACAAACATTACCACAGGATTACAATATCTTTGGACTGGTAGTGAATGGGTTAAAAGTTACGAAGGTCTTTATCCGGGTGGCGAATGGAGCATAGTTCTGTAAATGCAGTTGGGGTTTGGTTTTATAGTTTTGATACACAACGATATCTATATCTCATGCGTAACGATCCTAAAAACCCAAACACATGGGGATTGCCCGGTGGCAAGGTCGAATCTGCAGAAACCCTCATGGACACCATTACAAGAGAATGCACTGAAGAGTTGGGATTCATGCCCGATTACTTGAGATTGGTCCCGCTAGAAAAATTTACCAGCACTGATAATGTATTTGTTTATCATACATTTTTTTGCTGTGTGGCCAGTGAATTCCGACCCAAACTCAACGAAGAACATCTAGGGTATGCTTGGATGGACAGTTCAGTATTGCCAAAACCCATGCATCCTGGGCTGTGGAATACTGTAAATTTTGATGTTGTCAAACAGAAAATTGCCACATTGAAAGATGTAGTTCACCCAGCACAATAAAATAAACGGGCAAATTGCCCGTTTATTTTTACTATTACAATCTTCCTACTACTACTGTTATAATTCCCACATCTTCAGAATTGTAATCCTCGAGAGCTTTACCCACAATTGATCCTGGCTGATATCGAGCAGTATCCATCACTGTGGCCACACCCGGAATATCACTTGCTACCAATCGATCACCTTTACTAATTGTACCAACCACACTGCACGGCACTCGACCTGTCAATGCTACACTGGTTACAAAAGTTCCTTCCAAACCAGAGTTCATCAGGTAAGCAGGATCAGTTGATACCACTCCAGCTATACGTACACTGTGACTGGTAGCTGTGCGTGTAACTTCTTGATCACCACCAAACTCCAACAAGGTACCTGGAGAATATTCTGCATCTGCCAAGTATCGTTCTGCCAAGTCGGCGTATAGTGCTGTAGTAGCAGTACCAGCAAAATTGGTTGTTGTCATGGTCTTGGTAAAGGGATTGTAGGTCAGACCAGCATTGTCGGCACGAGCAAGTACACTTTCCCCAGTAGCAGATACGAACACAGGATAATAACTTGCGTTGGTTTCGGTATCTACAGCATTTATATTAGTGTCGCTGCCTGGATCACCCGACGGTCCTTGTGGTCCTTGTGGTCCAATGGGTCCTTGTGGTCCCTGTGGTCCTTGTGGTCCTGCAGCACCAGTTGCACCTGCACCTGCTGGTCCTTGTGGTCCTTGTGGTCCAATGGGTCCTTGTGGTCCTTGTGGTCCAATGCCGCCTGGTCCTTGTGGGCCTTGTGGTCCTGTTGGTCCTTGTGGTCCAATGGGTCCTTGTGGTCCTTGTGGACCAGGTACTGCACTACCTGCACCGGTTGCTCCTTGTGGTCCTGTAGCACCACTAGCTCCAGTGGCACCTGAGCCTGCTGGTCCTTGTGGTCCTTGTGGTCCACGTGGTCCTGTGGGTCCTTGTGGTCCAGGTACTGCACTACCTGCACCAGTTGCTCCTTGTGGTCCTGTAGCACCACTAGCTCCAGTGGCACCTGCACCTGCTGGTCCTTGTGGTCCTTGTGGTCCAGTTGCACCGGTTGAGCCTACTGGTCCTCCAGATGGCCCAGTTGATCCTGTAGGCCCTTGTGGTCCACGCGGTCCTTGTGGTCCTTGTGGTCCAGTTGCACCGGTTGAGCCTACTGGTCCTCCAGATGGCCCAGTTGATCCTGTTAGTCCGGTTGCACCCGTTGCACCGGATCCTGTTGCTCCAATGGGTCCTTGTGGTCCTTGTGGTCCACGCGGTCCTTGTGGTCCTTGTGGTCCGATGGGTCCTTGTGGTCCTTGTGGTCCAGTTGCACCGGTTGAGCCTACTGGTCCTCCAGATGGCCCAGTTGATCCTGTTAGTCCAGTTGCACCCGTTGATCCCAGTGGTCCTTGTGGTCCTTGTGGTCCTGTGGGTCCTTGTGGTCCAGTGGGTCCTTGTGGTCCTTGTGGTCCTGTGGGTCCTTGTGGTCCGGTTGCTCCGGTTGAGCCTACTGGTCCTCCAGATGGCCCAGTTGATCCTGTTAGTCCAGTTGCACCCGTTGATCCTAATCCTGTTGCTCCATTGGGGCCTTGTGGTCCTTGTGGTCCGGTTGCTCCAGTGGCTCCTGCACCTGTTGGTCCAATGGGTCCTTGTGGGCCTTGTGGTCCGGTTGCTCCAGTAGCACCTGCACCTGTTGGTCCAATGGGTCCTTGCGGTCCTTGCGGTCCCTGTGGTCCTGTTGCTCCAGTGGCTCCTGCACCTGTTGGTCCTTGTGGTCCTTGTGGTCCAATGGGTCCAATGGGTCCTTGTGGTCCTTGTGGTCCACGTGGTCCAGTGGAT